TTTTACCTGGTACTGGCGGCAAAGATATTAGTTATGTCAATGTTGCGGTTTTCAGATAAAAGGATAAAAAATGAACAAAAGAATTATTTACCCTACTGATGATGGCGGTGTAGCTATTATTATTCCAGCCGAGTCTATTGAGTTAGCCATGAAAGACATTCCTGAAGGCAAACCATACAAGATTGTGGATGTTGCTGACATTCCTACAGACCGCACATTCCGTAACGCATGGGAGTACCAAGAATGATTACCATTAACTTTGACAAAGCCAAAGCGATTACTAAAGACCGCCTAAGAGCAGAGCGTACACCTTTATTACAAGCCCAAGATGTAGCGTTTCAGAGAGCGTTAGAGTCGGGTGCAGACACCACAGCAATCGTAGCTGAGAAACAACGGCTAAGAGATATTACCCAACTAGCTGACCAAGCCACCACGCTTGAGCAGTTAAAACAAATTGAGGTGAAATAATGCCTATAACCTTAGACGGCACAGCACAACGCTTTAATGAAGCGTTTGAGTACCGCAATGGCGAACTGTATTGGAAAATTAATACCAATCCATCAAAGCGTCTAATCGGTAAGCGTGCTGGTTGTATGTCTAGTATGTATGGTGTAGTAAACCTAGATGGTCAGGCTTACTGTATCCATAAGGTAATTTTCTGTATGCATCATGGTTATATGCCTGAAGTGGTTGACCATATTAACGGAGTTAAAAAAGACCACAGAATTGAAAACTTGCGTGCCGCCAATCATCAATCGAATAATTGGAACAAGACTGTGCAAAGCAACAATAAGTTAAGAATGAAGAACATTAGTTGGCACAAGCAAAACAAGAAGTATTGGGTGCAGATTACCCAAAATAGAAAGAAAGTTTACAGTCAAATGTTTGATGATTTAGAACTTGCCGAACTTGTAGCTGTCATGGCAAGAGAAAAATATCATGGTAAGTTTGCTAATCATGGAGAATTTAAATGCCAGTAATTATTGATGGTACGAACGGGGTCAACACACCCAATACCTTTGCGTTCAAGAATCGCATCATTGATGGCGGTTTCACTATAAACCAGCGTGGCTATACATCAGGCACTTCACTATCGTCAGGTTCTTATGGACACGACAGATGGAAGGGCGGTGCAAGCGGTGGCACATATACCTTTACACAAGGCTCTACTGGTGTTAATACAACCATTACGATTACTGCTGGTTCTATTATTCAAGTCATTGAAGGTGCTAATTTACCCGAAGGTGGCACTTATGTTTTATCGTGGACAGGCACAGCACAAGGCAAGATTGGTGCTGGTAGCTTTGGTGCAAGCGGAATAACAGGAACAATTACTGCGGGAACAAACACCAACATTGAGTTCAACACAGGAACTTGTGGCAATGTGCAATTAGAGGTAGGCTCTACAGCTACTAGCTTTGATTACAGACCTTATGGAACTGAATTGCAACTTTGTATGCGCTATGCACAGCAAATTGGACAGGGTGCTGCTGGTCGTGTGGGTGGAACTAATTATGCTGAGTTAGGGTTACTTTATGCCGTGCCAATGAGGGCTGGGGCGACTATATCTTTTGGTGGTTTTCCTGGCGCACAAAATAAAGTGTCAGAGCCTGGATTTGGTGACTTAACAATGACCTCTATTAATGCTGGACCTACTGCAAAAACAGGAGCATATTTAGTTCCAGGTTTCACAGGCGGTACAGCTGGAAGGATTGCCTTAATTCTTTCTGGTGACGCTTTCTTTGCATCTGCGGAGTTATAAAATGTATAAATTATTTTCACTTAACGGCAAAGTAGTATCCGTAAATCGTTTATCGGATGGAGCATCAATCCCATTTGACCCAGACAACACAGACTACCAAACCTTCAAAAAAGAAGTCTTAGCTGGTGCAGAACTGCAAGATGCCGATGGGAATGTGATGACGGATGCTAGTGCGTATATTGCGAGCTTGCCATGAACTTTATCTTTACATGGATCCTAGACCGCTTTGGCTTTATCCCCAGGGCAACGCTTGAGTTCCCCATTGAGAAACCAGTTACAGTTAAGCCAGCTCGCAAAGCTGCCAAGAAAGTCGTACGCAAAAACGTACGCAAGAAAGCATAATGATGGCTCAACTTACCGAACAAGAGATTGAAGATATCGTTGAGAAGGTGACAGAGCGTGTCATTGAAAAGGTCTATACCAATATCGGTAAGTCTGTGGTCACCAAGTTCTTTTGGATTGTTGGAGTCGGAGCCGTTGGCCTTGTTACATTCCTAGCTGGGATGGGTCACATTAAGATCGGCTCCTGATGTGTCGGATCAGTTCGGATTCCTAGAGGGCGCAAAGGGTGTCAGCAGTTCTCTAAATGCTAGTCGTGATGTCAGCAAAGAGCTGTCCAAGAGCATTGCGGATACCCAGAAAGAGGCATCTGATGTAGCCCAGCAGCGCAACCTTGATAGACGTAGGGAGCTGCGAGAGAATGAAGTACGCAAGGAGTTATTTCTCAAGCGTGTACTAAATGCCTGGGAACATGAAGAGGCTGTACGCAGAGAAGAGGCCAAGTTAAGAGCTGACTTCCTAAAGAAGTACGGCAAGAGATGGGCAGAGGTTGAGGCTCTTAGGGTCAAGCTGGAGAAACAAGAGAAAGAGTTTCAGAAAGCATTTGACTCTGATCTATCGAGGGCTAGGTGGGCGCAGTTCTGGTGCTTTACTGTGGCTGGTTGGATTGCTTATTTTATTGTATGGGGATATAAATAATGTTTACTCTGTTAACAACTCTCGTTTCATTCCTAGCCGGTGGCTTACCAAAGCTGCTAGATTTTTTCCAAGATAAATCAGACAAAGCACATGAGATGGATCTAGCTCGTATGCAGACTGAGCGTGAGCTACAGATGCTAGAGCGTGGCTACATTGCTCAAGCCAGAGTAGAAGAGATCCGCACAGAGCAGATTGCAATACAGTCAGCAGAGAAAGAGCGTGAGTCGCTCTATGCCCATGACATCGCTATCGGTCAAGGTGCATCTACATGGGTCATCAACGCTCGTGCTATGGTGCGCCCAGCGATTACCTATGGAATGTTTGTCCTCTTTGCTTTCGTAGAAATCTTTGGCTTTGTCTATGCCTGGAAGACAGGAGTTGACTTCAGCATTGCATTAGACGTGCTGTGGGATAACGAGACTCAAATCATTTGGAGTTCAGTCGTAGCGTTTTGGTTCGGAACTCAGGCCTTCTCCAAAAAATGAAAGTCTTTCTTGCTATTATCTTCTTCTGCCAAGGCGAGTGTGCTTTTTGGCGAGGAGATAGGGTTCACTATACCGAGCAAGACTGCATCTCCTACTTGAGTTTTTCTATAACTAAGTTTCCCAATGCTGCCGGTGCGTGTATCTCTGTGCCAGATTCTACACAAATATGATTGACCATAAAGTTATTGAGATGATTCGGCACCACGAGGGTGTACGAACAACTCCCTATCGGTGTCCAGCATTACTGTGGACAGTTGGTGTCGGAAGAGTAATAGATCCCAATCACATAAAGGTGAAACTTGAAGAGCGTAAGAACCTACCAATCCCAGACGGCTGGAACAGAACCCTCTCAATGGAAGAGGTGGATAAACTTCTTGCTGAAGACTTGGCAAGGTTTGAGAGCGGGGTACGCAGACTATGTCCTGATGGCCTTACTCCTGGGAGGTTTGGCGCACTCGTCAGCTTTGCCTTTAATGTTGGATTGGGTAATCTTCAACGCTCAACGCTAAGAATGAAACACAATCGCGGAGACTTTGAGGGTGCCGCTGAGGCCTTTCTCGATTGGACAAAGGCTGGCGGCAAGGTTCTCAAAGGTTTGGTATCAAGGCGCAATGATGAACGCGCCCTCTACCTAAGCAACACCATCTAATACTTTCTTACGATTCTGCTTTGCGCTGGTCATTATGACCATCTGAGTGGGTGATAGCATCTCAATGGTGGTTTTGTTTAGCGTGTTGAACTCCAACAGTTTCTTTTGCTTGTCAGCCAATGCCAGCTTGGAGTTGGCTACTTTATCCGCAACTGTGTTGTATTGGCTAATAAACTCTTCAATGTTTTTACACTCGATGGCATCCTTGCCGGGTATCTGTAGCCTAACTGACCCCGGAGGTGGAAGTGTTGTTTTTACGCTACTAGGTATATCCTCTTTAATCGAGTTCAGATCAACTTTCGGTGTGGGTGTAGGGATAGGTACCCCAGCGAGCTTTGGAATCGAATCTAGGGGGTTTCTAGCGGTTCTAGAGGCAGCGTTACCATCATCATCCTCTGGCGCTATACCACAGGCAGCCATCAGGCTGTACCTACGAGCGTAGGTCAGAGCTGATCCATACCCTTGGGGGTCTTGCTTGCTTGCTGGAACGTGTAGAACTCCACAGGAGAGAGACTCACCAGACTCATGCAGTAGCAATGTTTCTACATTGACTCCTGTATCGGACTCGTGGCACTTCTGTATCAGAGCGATGCCGTTGTTATTGAGCGCATCAATGACCGCCTCCACACAAGCAGCCAGGTCAGCGTACTTGGATGTGAAGTATGGATTGGTTGATGACTTTAGAGCTGGGCCAAATTCTTTCTGTGCTTTGACCATGGCTGTAGCGATTAGTTTCATTTGAGACCTTTAATGGTTAATGTTGATTGACGAATTGTGTAAGCCTCTTTGGCTGGCACTATCTTGGCTAACTGAGCTTTGTAGCTACGTTGTGGCCACGTTATCTGGTAGTTACCGGCTATCGCCACAGTATGGCTTTTCATAATATTCATAATCTCGGTTTGAGCCTTTTGGTTCTCTTCTTCAAGCGTTGAAATTTTCTGCTTGTTTTCCAAGATTAACTTTGCCAACTCAGTACCATAATCATCCAAGGTTACAGGCTCATCAATCGAGCCAGCGCTGAATGTTCTTGCTGCATCCTTTGGATTGATAGCTGGGTAGTGGTCTATGCCACCAGTATTCTTGTACCGATCCAGCCGATCCTGGAAGTCCTTACAAGTTCTCTCGATGAGATCCAAGGTCTCTGCGTGTGGTGCAAACAGGAAGATCCGCAACTCTGTACC